CTGTTCCCACCGCCAACCGTGCCGGTGTGTTCGCCGCTGAGGCGTACACCGTATCGCCGGCCGTGGTCAAGGCCATGTCCATCGTCTTGCTGGCAGGCATTGTACAGAATATATCTTTCGTTCCTGCCGACAGAGTTATTGCGGACGTATTACCGTCTGAATTGGTGAGAACGGTTGTCCTAGCCATAGTAGAACTATCACCTGCAAGAGTTCCTAATCCTACTTCCCACTCATCAACGGTTCTATTAACAATGGCGTAATACGTTGTATTACTATTGCCAACTCCAGTTGAAAAAGTGTCGAAGCCAGTAACGGCTCCACCGAATGTTACATCCCCTGTACCTGTGGTTGTTGACGTCTCTTTGACGCGATCATTTAAGACTAATGCCATAGTAATCCTACGGTGTTTCTAATCTTAAAATCGCATTTGACGCATCATCAGCTGGGAATTGTATAGTGAATGTTCCAGCACTTGATGTCTTGTCTCCACCAAAGTTTAACACGCATACAGCCTTATTGGAATCGCTGCTATTATAAATAAGCGCGCCACGAGCCGTAAATGAAGCTGTAGACCATGACGTATCAGAAAAATCGCAGTAAGCGGTTGTTCCTGAAGTCGTGGGCGTTACATTCACCAGTGTGTTTCCACCGGCTGAATAGGCTGTTCCTGCATCATTAGTGGTTTCACCAGTCGCTGTATAAGCAGTGCTAGCGACACTAATGGTTGAAGAGTTTGTATACAAAGCAATCTTAAAGGCATCCGCTCCATTGGTAAAATTATGTTCTCCAACGAGCAATTCCTGCTTAAAGCTTGTACAAACTCCGGATGTTCCTACTGCCATTTTATTGTCCTCCTTGTGGCCCTACTGGGCCTGGTTTAATTGATCCGAGTCCAGGCTGGAATGACGGTTCCGGTACTCTAAGAACACCAGACATGTATTCATCACGCCTTCCTCGGCCTTGTTGTTGCGCAACAACTTCCTGTAAAGTCTGTTGGTACGATCCTTCATAAATTTGCAGCATTTCCGCTGATCCCTTCAAGAATTTGAAGGCTTCGACAAGGCACCCAAACAGCAAAAGCTGTGAGGCGTTGTTCCCCAACCAAGTAGTGGTATTAGAGGATGAAAGTCTCGTTGGTAATTTTATAAGACCCACTTCCACAGAATACGCTGCATCTGGCGTTGGCACTACATATATGCTATTTTCATCCCATTGTGTATAATATTTTGGGGTTGCTTCAGTGGCCCTGTTAGGCCAGAATTCATTCATCCATGTCACATCTTTACGCTCCAGATAGCTTCTGGCTCCGCTGCCGGCAGCCGGATATATCATGACACTCCTGATCACGTTAAATAAAACTGGGGTAGGAGAAGTTCCTCCCGGTAAGCTTAAAAATCCATTAGAGGCCGTGAAATTGGTGTATTGATAAGAACGAAAAACCGGAAGATCAGCGTCCCGTAAAATTCTATTTTCCGTATGCTCTATAAATCCATCCGTAATGGTGGACGTAAAAACATCAGTGCTGACTTCTGAATAGTCCAGTATTTGTTGTGTTAATTGTGCGTAAGTTGCCATTATGCGCTTATGGTTACAGGACCTGCTGAAACAGGATAACCTCCTCCTCTAATTCCTCCAGTCGTAGCTGTTAATGAACCTGTGGAAAAATAATACCAGTCATCAGATCCATCACTGGACCCTGATACATATTTTCCTTTGGTAATTGTATAGCCGGCCACAGCACAAAGGATTGCTCCCGTAATGCCGTCTACCGCTTGACAATCTGCAAATACATCTGTTTCAGAGGATACAAAAGGATTTCCTCTGAATCTAACCGTGTCACCAGTAGATCTCCCATGATCCGGAGAATGAACGTTTATAACTTGTGAGCCGGAAGCGTAAGTTTCAAATGGATTAATGGGTAATAAAATTAATGCTGCCGGAGCAATTCTAGCCGGCCTAGCATGTTTCAAAGCTTGGGGATCAGGTGAATGCTCGTGCGGCATAAGTTGTGGTGCCTTGGGGGTATACTCACTTGTATGCACCCACGCACCTGTCCATTCTTTCACCATTTCCGTGTAGGGAAATTGTAACCCGCTACGATCAGAAATGGCTAATGCAAATTTTCCGCTAGCATATGCCATTTATTAAATCCAAGTATATTTGCCGCCTTTTTTAGCAGCACCCATTGCTTGCATAGTACCTGAAACTTTTCCTTCACTAATTTTAAAAGGGGTTCCACCAGAAGCTTTTCCTTCACTAGTTGGTGCTATCCCTTTAGTAGTAACAGCTCCTGCCTTAACAGGTTTTGGTACTTCTACATGACCTCTTCCATAATGTCCGATTTTCTTACCCGAAGCATCACGGCTATTGGCCGTTGATTTATTCCATAATGGATTGCTCATTAGTCCTCCTTTTTACATTCGCAGTCTGTGCATTGACAACTGTCTCCACAATTGCAGTCAGAACCACATTCACATTTTGGCATATTATCCTCTATGGTATATATGCCTGCGCCGGTTTAACCCTGAACGATACCCGTTCACGGTTAGCATCAGCTGTACGCTGAAATTCTTCATCATAAATTGTTTTTAATCCAGGAGCCATCATTGGAGTCCTTTTAATCGCTATATAATAGGCTAATCCTGAAATTAAACAAGGAAGAAAATAGAAGGGAACATCCGCATAAGTGTTCGACGCCCCTCCGCTTACAGAACTGCTTGTTGCATCCTGAATCCTGTTAACGTAGAAATATTTAAAGACGTAAGCCTTATCAGGAGTAGGATAGAGCCAAACTCTTATGTCCTGCTCCGGCCTTCCGCTTGTAGCAGTGGTCTCATCTGTAATATCACTGTAAGTGCTCGCTCCATTAATAACACTAAACTGCGTGGGTCTGGCCGTTCCAGCACTCCCTGTCTGATTCTTTCTGCTTAGATTCATGTATTCTGTCCTGGAAATCTTGGTGATCGCCACATCAGTGGTAGTACTTCCACCTTCCAAACCTCTGTTTACAGGGGTTGAATCAGTTGCGTCATACGCCGTTGTCGTGATTGTAGCGTCAACTATGTCCATAACTTTTTGGTCGAGCGCAAAGTTATTTGTTCCTGCCGTCAGTGTTTTGAAATAATAGTCGATGGTCCAGAGATTAAGGCCGCGATTGGCCCATTCTGAAAACATAAGATTCAAGGATCTTTTGGCAGTCTTAAGGTCGTAACCCGTAAGTACCTGCAATCCACATCTTTCGAATGCTTCCTCTATGATCTCCGAGATGTCGAGATTAAATGCTCTAGTGCCTGAATAAGCCATTTAACCTCCTTAACTAGAAATCGCAACGTAATTTTTAAGCCATTCCATTTGAACGAATACGGTATCACCACCAGTCCTAGCTGGATTGAGAATGGCCACATCGCCAGTGTACCCACCGGCTGCCTTATTAGCCACTGTAGGCGATAAGCCTCCAGTGTTACTGAAATCATAACTCCCATATCCATTCAATATTAAGAAAGGTATGTTAGTAGTGGCATCCCATTGAAATTCTACTGCATCCGCATTAGCGGTCATGAAAACATTAAACCAAACTTTATTTAAAGTCAGGTGGCTGCATTCTTGATTATTGGCGCTCTTGCCTAATCCTGAAACATCAATCGATAAATTTTGTGCAGTAGCGGCGTCGGCTGCTGCAATTGTATAATGGTTAATGAATTTTCTTCCGCCGTCAAAAGTTGTTACTAAAGCCATAATTAATTCCCCTTGTAAGAGAGTGGGGTCATTACACCCCACTCACGGTTATATTATTTTACCAAGTATCTCCTGAAGCAAGGTTCTTGCCCTGCATGAAGTCGATCTTGATCCACGCTTGTCCAGCTGTAGACAATGCTCCAGTTGGTGTATAAGTCAATACTGCCTGTACATCAGAGTTATAAGAAACGCTGTCTGCACCAGTATCAGCTTGGGATATACTCTTCCAAACTGCATTTTGAGTAGCATCCACAGTTACAGCCCCACCAGTATTACCAGTAGTTGTAACTGCTCTCATAATTGCAGTAGCAACGTCAGCTAAATAATCCGGATCATCGGATTTTCCAATTTCCATTGGATCCGCTGTTCCAGCATTAAACGCTTCTCCTACCCAGACCTTAATACCAGTAACGGTAGATTGGTAAGGAATAGTTCCCAGCGCTCTGCAATAGACATCAGCTGCCACAGCCGCTGTTCCCACGGTAATGTTACCAGTGCCAGCCGCGCTTATAGCGATTCTAGTCACGCTCTTAAAGTTAGCAGCTGTACTGTTAGTAGTATAAGCCACCGTAGCATTCGGTCCTGTGACCGCTTCGCTCAAGGCTTTGCCATTTACATCAGTGCCGTAAACAGTGAAAGTTACACCTGAATCATCGCCATCACTTGTGATGCCGATTTTTCTCGCCCACGCTCCGTCAGCAGTTTCTGCTGTACTGGAAACTGAAGGTGCGTAAACTGAATTACCGTTAATGGTAGCAGTTAAAGCGCCATTCAATGTCAAGTTACCCGCAGCTGTAGGTGTTTGTGCAGTGGCAATGCCGTCTGCATCTAATGCACTTGGTTCTTGAAAATAACGAACTAATGAGTTTGATACCCAGTTAGTGTCCTTAAGATCACGACCACGGTAACCACCTGATGTGGAACCGCTAATTACTGGACCCGATTTTACCGGACCCGAAAAAGTTGTTGTACCCATTTGTACTCCTTGGCTGTATAGGCCATTTGTTATGCCGTCTCTATACCGTCTGCCTAGCCAGTCTGCATAACTATTTACTAGGATAGGAAGGGCGAACTAACTTCGCCCTTCCTTAATTAATTTTATGCTCCTGGTGAGCCAAATATTCCACGCCAGTCAGACCAGCCGAAGCTGTATCTTTCTCTCGCTTTATATCTAACGTTTCCAGTATCGAAGTCGCCTTCCATCGCAGTACGAATAGGAGCTCTAGTGAAGTGTTTGAGTCCGTTAGGAGCATCCGTTTTAATGAACCAAGCGTCTGTATCAGTCAAGAAATTGTTTACCACATAACCTTGTGGAATCATTCCCATTGATTTTACAGCGTTGATGTCATTATCAGCAGTTGCTGGTCGTCCTGGTGATTTTAGCAATCTTTCTACATTGAACTGAAGATTGACTGGGATGATTAGTTTCATGCCCCTTAGAGCAATTTTTAATCCTCTTTCGTCTTTCATATCAGCAATATCGATAAGAGCCTGCTCGAGCGAAGTTTCGTTCAAGTCGGCAGCAGTTGTCAATTCGTTTTTTTGGTCCCCACTAAGTGTAGGATGGTCAGTCGCTAAAAGCTCCTTCGCATCGCCACCAAGGTAAGAGCTGTTGAATCCTCTGTTGAGAATGTTAGCCGCTTTTACTTGTTTAGTGTTGGCCATTGAACGTGCCAATGCCTTTGTGTATCGAGTGCTAATCTTGTCGTAAAGGTTGTCCTCTACGGCTTCTTCGGTTAATGCGAAAGCCAAAGCAATGGTTTCCATGGTGTACCTTGCAGTGTAAGTTTCTTGAGCGTCTTCGTAGCTTACGCCTTGACCCTCAGGTTTTACAGCTGCATTGGCAAAACCACCTAGCATTACTTCTTCTTCGAACGCACGATCGGAACTCTCTGTATCAAAGATTTCCTTATCTTGGTTTTCGTAGCGGTCGTATTCCAACCCGAACAGTGCATTTAACCCTGGTTCGAGTTCTTTGACCAATTGCATTCTTGAAATTACCATTGTTCAATTCCTCCTATAGGTTAAATTCCAGCAGCGTTATTGTAGTACAGATGCTCATTGAATCTTACAATCCAATTTGAATTTGCATTAGAAATATCGCTATTATCTGGATCTTCTGAAATTCTCACTACTCTAAATTGAGCAGTTCCGCCAGCGACGGAGCCTAACTCAGATTTAGAAGCACCATTAATGGTAGAACCTGCAGCATAAACTTGGTCACAGTTGTCTCCAACTGCTGTTTGTGCTATAGTTCCATTAGCTTGAACTTCGAAGAGCATGTTTGGATCATCATAGACGAACGCATCAATATTACCCACAGAAGGTGTAATGCTACCGGGGTAGTAATTTTTCCAAGTTGGTTTTTGCGTAGTTGGATCGTTGTAGAAACAACCGTTAAATACTCCAATGTTTCCAGTAGTAGTATTACCACTAACAGTTATACAACCAGAAGTTTCTAATTGTACAACATCACCTTTATAAATAACGTCAGTTTCCCCTGAAACGATCTTATACTTAGAAGTACCACCGTTTTGAATGCCACTTCCAAGTTCACCTACAGGTCTAAAACCAAATGGCGCGTCTTTATTAGCCATGATTTTTCCTCATAGTAAATTGTTATTACACACCCCCCATGGGTGTGTAAAAATTGTGTAATTTTTGTGGAGGAAACTAAGTGTTTCTTTTGCCACCAAAACTTACGCGAGTGCTTCTCTCTTTCGAGATTGGCATGCTAGGATGTTGATCCTTCAAGGGATCGTTAGCGATCGCGTCGTCCTTATCCTGCGTTACTTGTGCAAAATGTTTCTTACGCTCTGCTACCGTTTCCTTCGGAATTCGCGCTAGCATTAATCCTCCAACAGCTATGACACCGTTATATTTACCTGAATCAATTTGAGGCCATTCAACGTTAGGGTATTCGTCCCCGCGGACAAACTCCCAACCTTCCCTTAGTCTAGCGGATACATTTTTTTGATCCATCTGTCCTAAAGACTCGGCCCTAATCCACCTATGGACAAATCCTGGTGGTGCAGGTGGTGCGTCTAGTGTTGACGGCGGAGCCCATGGTTTCCTTCGAGAAACTTTCTCTCTGGTTTCAGACTCGCGTGATGGTAGTTTATTTGTTTTTATATTTTTAATATTCATATGCCTACTCCTTCACGTATTTCGCATATTCGCTTAGTGGCACACCTAGTTTTTTTGAAATGGCTACTTGTGACGGTGTGAGTCTCACTGTGCCCTTGCGCCTGATTGGTCCGCCCCTACTTGCCGAAGCGACCGTTTGAGTTGGCGAAACTGATCCCCCATCGGGGGAAAATCTGTGAGGAAATGTTTCCTTCATCCTCTTGTCTATCTCACTATAATAGTCATCGGACGAAGGGTCAAATCCTTCTTCCACTATCTTACGATGAATTGAGAAGGATGTCAAGGTCATAGGTTCATCTTCCCCGAACCACTTGTTTTTCTCAGCCCATGACTCTGCCTTTGGATCAGGCGGAGGTGGCGGAGGTGGTTGCTGCGGATATTGAGGGTATTGGGGCATTTGTGGCTGGTTTGGGTTAACCCCGCGTGCCACCATTTCCTTTTTTAACCTCTCACGCTGCGCCTGCGTGGACTTGACTCTTTCAGATTCAATGGCCAGACGCGCCAGTTTTTGCTGCGCCTCCACCTGTGCGTCCGAATCGCCTAGTTCAACAGCCGCTTTTAAGGCCTTCTTGGCCTCATTTGTTTCCGCTTCCACACGCGTCGCGAACTCCCCGACATAGCCGGCGTCCAACCGCCGTGCCCTGTTTCGAAGCTTGCTCGCATCCCCTTGCACGCCTTGGGCGTATTCAATGGCTGCCGCCTCGCGTCTTTCCGATTCACGTAATTTTTTTGTCAGCTTGTCTATGCGGGACTGAACTTTTTTCCCGTAATCTTCAACCTCTGTTTCGGAAGCGACTGCCTCCTTAACAGGTTTTTCCTCCACGTCTATTGTTTCATCCGTCTCTGAATTAACAACGGTGGGAGCGTCCTTTACTTCAACATCAACGCCGGCCCCTTCGGAAGGAAGGTTGACCATTTTTTCGTCGGCATCGGCCTGTGTTTGTATTGTCGTTTCTGCAGGCATATATCCTCCTGTTATTTATATTGCAAGATATCCTCCGGGTCTTTTACCACGGCGATTATCTCGTCATC